ATAAGGTGTCACTATCATGTTGTCTTTTGAGAATGGACGATTCGGATGTTTATCGTCACCCAGACGCCGAGTTTATAGTCCCCGGTGACTCTTCCGCCCGAAGGCGGGATTCCCTGGTCGGCTTACAAGCCGTTAGCCAAGGAGCTTCTCCCCCAATTTCTTGGGATCCATCGTAGGTGTCAACGCCACTAAAGAACGGAACAATGCCCGCAGAAATTTTCTTTCTTTACACCTTTGGCGATCTAACGGATCACGCACCCGAGACTATAAATTTCTATTCGCGGTTAGTCCTAGCCGCTATTCATTGTTTATACAGCAACGATGCGCATGGAACCCGTCACCGTGAGGGTTCCTGCCGCACCTGTACAAGTTGTAGTCAACACTGCACTATTAGTCCCATTGGATGAGATATAACCCGACAAACTTATAGACGCATCTTCCCCTGCGCCGATGCTCAACGCATTCTTAAATTTGCCTGTAATTAAGCCACTTCCGTCCTTTTGCAAGGTTAAGTCGAACTCAAACGCTTCTGCAGCGGAGTCGCTAGCTGTTGCTTGGACGTCTATCAGGTAATTACCCGCTGGCAATAAACACGACCCATTGGTGTTCACTATCCCTAATCCATTTATGGTGGCGGTTGCCAACTTGAGCTCATACGGTGTAGCTGTCACCACGGATTCTGGTCCGGAGCTCTGAAACCACGCAACCGAATTATTATTCGGCGCGGATGCTGTAGCCTCAAGTACGCGGTTCATGAAAAAACCCGCATACCGGACGTGCAATTCCCCAAGTGCCGTGGTCGCTGTGTTACTATCAGTAACAACATTCAGATTGCCTAAATCATAGGTCTTAATATCTGATGCGCCAGGTAGACCTCCAGGTCTTACATACTTGGCATCTGTGAAACACTGTTCCAGCTGAACTGTAGGAATTATCAAAGCCATATTCTCCCAAGGGGCACATGACTCCGCAGGTTCGGAGTCCATTGCCTGCTGCTTGGAAGTTGGCGGTGCATCTGAGGCATCAAAATCCATCGAATACACTACTTTACCCACTGCTGTTGCGCTAGTTGCATTGAGAGTTGTCTGATAATAAAATTCTAATTGAGTAAAAACATACCTCTCATACAATTGCGCTTCCTTAGATAACCAAGGGAACGTCGTTGCCTGTCCTGGATTCACCGGGTATTGTACTACCGCGAAAGTGTTTCCACCATTCACGTTTCCAATTTCCTCATCTCCATGGAAGGGATAAACTCTACCTCCCGGACGACTAGTCCCCATCTGCCTAGAAAGCGGTGATTGTTCAACCCCACTGAACCTCTCCCGCGACATTCCCATCCCCATATCATAATTCGGAACGGAAAGTCCTCTCAGTCTACCTTGCCGAGACCCACGCACCCGAGGGGCACGATTTCTCCTCCTTTGCCTTTTAGCTAAGCCTGCAGGAAATCTTAATCCAACTCGCGTCCTGCGCGTCCTCAAGGCTGCCGCTGCACCTAAATACTGCGGTGTGCCCCGAGGCGGTAATTGGGGGGCTCTCCCACCCCGTAACCTTATTGAACGATTCCTACGACGTCGCTGCGGTAAAGCAATAACCTCCATCGTTTAAATTAATAATAAATAAGCACTAAAAGTTTTAAAACAGTTATAAAATGTGAGATCCTCACACGAAAAATATCACCCACCCGGCGGTGTGTGTAAC